GATATAGTCCATAGCTGTTCCGCTCCGGCGGCTATATTCTGCAATCGGCATTTCCGAAAAGGTGCTTTCGGTGACTTTCTCTGAATACCGAATGCGGGTGTCAAATACGGGGTATTCCGGACGGCTCCGCAACCACGCTTCGCCCTGCTTCTCTGCGTCTGCCCTGATAAAGCAGGTAATCAGGCACCCGGCCAGCCGCAAACGCGGGTTCAGGTCGTCCCGCGTGTCCTCGATCTGCTCTTTCAGTTCTGCCAGCCCGTCGAAAGCGTACTTGTCAATTTTGATCGGAATAATCACGTCGTCAGAGGCGACAAGGGCGTTTATTGTGGAAATGTTGATGTCAGGTGCATTGTCGATAATGCAGAAGTCATATTGCCCCGCTACGGGGTCCAGCGCGGCCCGCAGGCGCGTTTGCTGGGGCCGGGTGGTGTCCATCATAACTTCCATGTTGGCGCGAATCAGCGTCATGTTAGCGGGCAATACGTCGATATTCTCGAACCGGGTCTTTTTGATGACCTCCCGAACGTCCATCCGCCGGGCGGTCAGAACGTCGGAAAGGCTCTTTTCATCGTAGGAATGGACCCCGAATGCCTTTGACGTGTTGCCCTGCTTGTCGTTATCCACAAGTAAAACCCGCTTTTTGTGGAAAACCGCGAGGACGTGGGCCATGTTGTCGGCGGTCAGCGTCTTTGCCACGCCGCCTTTTAGGTTGATGATTGATATAGTTTTCACCGTTCAAACCTCCTTGCTGAATTTGCCCCGCTCCGGCGGGCGATTATTTCCGTTTCTTCTTCCGCGGCGGCGCTTCCAGCCGCACCAGTGGGCCGCGCCCGTCCAGTTCATACAGGAATACGGCTTCCCCGGTCTGCGCGCTGTACTGGCACACAATGTCGGTGATCGTGCGGACCGCCGCCGGGAATTTGAACGCCAGTTCCGGCGGGTGTATTTCCCGCCCCGTCACGATCTTGTCGCCTATCTCATAGGGGCAAGAGGCGGAAATTTTTATGGTCGTCATGTGGTCGCCTACTTTCTGTTCGGTCCGGCGCGGCGTTACACGAACCGCCGCCAAATAAAGTTCACGAATTCCGGCGGAAGCTGGCCGCTTTCATCCTCAAAAATCATTTTCACGCCTCTGCTTTGTTCCGGCTCTTCCCGGCGTTTGTGTCGCTGGGCCGCTACGATGTGAACCAGCTTCCCGCTGTCGTCCAGTTCATACAGGAATGTAACGGTCCCGTTCTTCACGCTGTGTTCGCACACAATGTCTGTGATCGTGTGGACCTCTTCGACAACTGCCGCAGGGTCAAGTCTGAACGCCTCTGCCTCTCCCGGCGTTGCCCTCCGTCTGCTCTTGATTTTGTCCCCGATCTCGAAAGGACACGTTGCGTTGAATGCTGTGAATTTCATTATTCGGCCTCCGTTCTTTATAGTGCTTTTTGCAAGCGGGCGTTCTCTGCGAATAGGTCCACCGCCCCGGCTTAATCGCACACGTTCCCGCCGCCGACGGGTAATCCCCGTTTTTTCCTCGAACGAAATGTTCGCACCCTCCGCACGTCCCGCGGTCTGCTCTGATTTCGTGCGGATAGTTCCCGCGCATGGTGTCAGCCCTCTTCTTTCTCTCCGGGGAAGTCGATAATTTCCCCGGTGCTTTCGTCCACGTTGATTCTGCATTGCGTTTCGTCCACGGGGTCCGCCGCGGGGCGGGCCATCTTCTGAACTTCCAGCGCCCGGCGGCATTGCTGGGCCAGTTCTGAAAGCTGATACACGAACTTATCGTTGATGACGCTATAAGGCATGATGACCGCCGCGAGGAAAAACCCGGTCTTTGCTACGATGTACGGCGTTCCTTGCGGGGTTGCCCGCTCGTACAACTGGACCATTTCTATAACATCTTCCAGCGGTGAAAGGTATTTGTTCTGAATGAACGAAATCCCGTTTCTTGTCTGTAACGGCTTCAAAATCCCGCCGTCGTACACTACGGAAAGGCCGTCGTCCGAAAGGCGGCGTTCTGTCGGGTCCACGTCGTCAAGGTTGATTCCCTCCGGCGCTGGCCCGTGGCGGAATATGATTTTCTCTTGCTGTTTGGCCGAAATATCGAACATGGAATAAATATTTTCTTCGTCCATGTACGGAAGTCCGGTGATCGGGTAAATCGCGTACCCATCGCCCAGCCATTGCGAAACCACGTCGTCCCGCTCCGCGCGGTCATAAAGACAGAACATCTTTGTTTTTCCGCACAAGGAAGCTACTTTCTTTAGCTTCACGTGGTTTCACCGCCTTTTCTTGCCCGCTTGCACCTATCTTCTTTCCGGCACGTAAAACAGCGAGAATGTGGCCCGCGGCGATCACCTATTCTGCATTCTATCCGTTTCCCCGTCTTTTCCCCGTGCCTGCATTTTTCGCACTTCCCGAAATCCGGGCAGCTCTTGTCGCACATTTTCGCCGCCTCACTTTCTGCGCCGCTTCCGGCGCTTCTTCTGTTCTGGTTCTCGCGGCTCCGGCGGGGCGGTCCATTCCGGCGGCACGATCTCTTCGCACAGCACTTCCAGTTCTTCCACGTCCTCCGGTCGGAAGCAGAGGACCCCGGCGGGGTCATAGGTCCCCGCGGCCCAGTCCGCCTTGAATTTTTCAAGGTCCTTTTTATATCGCGGGTATGGGTGGACCTGTTCGGAATAATAAATTCCCATCATCATTCTTTCGTCGTCCGCCTGGTCCCAGTTATGCAGGTGGTAGGAATCGTGGTTGTCATAGGCCCACAGGGAAAGCAGAACAACCAGCCCGTCGAACGCTTCGTCTGCCCGCTGTATGTCCTCAAAATCCCGGTAAGTCATTCCCTGTCCGGTGTACCTCTCCCGGATTTCCTGAATGGTCTTGCCTCCCGTGTGGAGGCGACACCGAACAACTTTCGGTTGATAGTTCATGTATTTTCACCGTCGCTTTCATCGGTCAGAAATTCAATGACCGTCGTTTCCAGTGGCCGCGCCGGACGGAAGATCGTCTTGTCCCGAAATGGCAAATATTTTCGGCTCTGTTCCACTCCGCCGGGCCGCTATAAATTGCAGTCCCGATGAATTGCCCGTTCTGTCGAACGCGGTACGTCCCGTATTCGTCTATTTCCGAATAGGCCGTTGGAAGCAGAGGGAGAACGTCAAGCGGTATGTCTCCCAGCAAAATTTCCTGTTTCTCTGGCTCTATCGCAATTTCTCCGTTCCGGTCCATTTCCAGCAGGAACGCCCCGGCCTGCCTTGTCAGTTCTTGCGGCGGCGGGAAACTGCTTCCGGGCGTTTTATGGTTCAGGAAGTTTAGCGCCAGTTTGTAGGTCGCCTTTTTGATTCTTCGTCTGCACGCCTCTTCTTCGTCCCAATTCCACCAGCCCTGTTTCCCGCGGGCCGGGAACGGTTCGTCGAACATGACCGGGTTTTCAAGAACCCACGCGAACCGCCCCGGCGAATAGTCGCCCAAAAGCCGTTCCCGGTCATCCAGACTGTCCACAAGGTTTTCAACAGGTACGCAATCGACGATTTCCACGGTCCCGATCACCGCGCCGTAATGAAGTTCCATTGATTCCGGTAATACCGAATCAAGCGCAACGCTGATATAGTCCGGCCCTCCGATTGCCGCATGGACCGCCACGCGGCCCCGAATGCTGGTCCGCCGCGGGCGGGTTTCGTAATGCTTCAACCCCGCCGCGATTGCGAACGCGTATGGTTGGTATACGGTAAAGGCTTTCATTCTGCGTCCTCCTTGAATCCCGACAGTATTTTGAACCGCTCCGCTTCCCTGAATGCGGCTTCAATATCCCGGCTTCCCGCTCCTTCGACTTCCGCGCGCACGATGTCGCCCGCGCGGTGTACGGTGATTTTTCGGGGTTGCCGAATGGCCTTGATAATCCCGGCCACAGCTTCACCCGCCGCGGCAATCAGAACCACGGCCCCCAGCCAAACCCAAAAGGACGAAAAGATAAACCGCAAAACCTCCATTGCTATTTCCTCCGTTCCAGCCTGTCGGCTATGTTCAAAATTCCGGTCATTGCTTCACGAATGTTCGTGTCGGTGTTCGCCGTGATCGACAGCACCCGCGCAATGTCCCGCAGTTCCTCCGCCGCGGCCACAGCCTCCGCCGCCGCGCCGGATTCCTTCATGCACTCCGGGCAAAGTAGCAAGCCCTCTGCGGTCTGCTCTCCGCACCGCTCACACTTTCGGAGTTTCACCGCCTGCACCCCCTTACACGGGGTAGCCGAAAACAAAGAATGTCCCGGTCAATATCGCGCCCAGCAAGAACCCCAGCCACGCGATCATAAGCACCGCAAGGACGTTTTCGGCCCATCCCGCTACACGCAAGGCCCATCTTGCCGCCGCCAGCGGCCCACGGCGGCGCTGTGCGGCCCGTTTCGCTTCCGGGTTATCCCGGTTCAGGTCGTATGTATTCGCCTTTTCAGCCGCCGCCAGTTTCGGTGTGAAGTGCTTCCGCACCGTGAAGATCACCCAAAAGGCAAGGACGATCACGCTTCCCGCTGTCATTGCACTTCCTCCCGTTCTCTGGCCCATGTGCATTCCGCGCAATCTTCCAATTCTCCCGTGTCCAGCGGGCAAGGCTCCATTTCGGCCCACTCCGGCTTCCCGCAATCATATTTCATCGGTCGTTCTCCTTTCCTCCGGTATGCCCGCGCAAGGCAAGCATTTTTTCACGAACCAGCTTGTCAACCACTCTTCCCGGCGTTTTTAACCCGCTCATGGTAACAAGGCGGTCAAGGTTGTATGCTGTCTGCGGCGTGACGCGGACCGTCACTTTCTGCCGGTGCTGTTTCCCTTTTTTCATTTCCGGTTTCCCTCCATTTCTCCATATTGCAGTCCGCCCCGCGAATCCACCGCCCTTCGATCTGGTGGGTGTAGTCCAGAAACAGGACCGCACCATTGAACCGGATTCGGAATGATTCAAGGTCCGCCGCGGTTACGTACTTTCTTCCGAAACATTGCTTCATGTCCCGCCAAATGAACCACGGAACGAAAAAGAAGTCATTTCCGATTCCGGCGCACACAGCGGCAAGCGCGCCCCGCCGGGAATGGTGTTCCAGCGCGTCTTGCTGGGGCTTCGTTAAG